TTTCTATGTACAAAGAAGTTTACACAAAATGGTCGGATGTTTTCATACTTGTTGCCTTTACCTCTCATTCCATCATTACAATGAACCATTAAAATTTTATCTTTTGGACCGTTTTTAAATTCATCTATAATTTTTTCATCCCAGTCCTTAGTCATAAACACCATATCGTCGCCAACCATAGCATGTATATCACAAGTGGTTTTATTTTTGGACATAATATTCCACATTCTCGAAAGACCTAAAAACTTTCCATGGTTTTGGAATATAACTAATTCTACAAATTTAGTATTGCGTGATAGGTATTCATAATGCTCTAAAGCTGGATCATCTTCATCGACACCTAATACTAAACAAATATTATCTGGATTTTTTACAGTTGTTAATAGACTTGAAATAAGCGTCAATAGCTTATTCATTCTATTTCTAGTTGGGCATAGTAACGCTATTTTCATTCGATTTAAGTTTGTTAGTATATAAAGTTTCCAACCCGTGAGTTAATTGATAAAGTTTATCTCCTAACAGTTCATGACTTTTAAATCCTATATGCGTAATTTTAGCGTCTTTAATAAAAGCATGCGATAGATTGTGTTTTTTAAGTTGGTCAGCATAGTCATTATCCTGATACCAAAATGAAAATTGTTCATCAAACTTACCTATCGTTTCGTATGTTTCACGAGTTAATCCTATACAGCAACCTGTAATGTGAGTACCAATATCATACCCAATTACAACGTCTAATAAGTCATTATGTTTTTGATTATTATAGTCGAACGGTGATACTGAATCGTACTGATCTAAAGCTCTTTCTATTATTTTAATACTATCTTTAGAATATACTACATCATTATTACTGATAATAAATTTATCATCTTTTATATGACTAATACCAATGTTTAAAAATTTGTTGTAATTAAATTCCTCTTCTGGAAAAATAAACTTGCATTTATTAGCTAAAGGTATCTGCTTATCTTTTAATTTAGAATTTGTCTCTACAACAATTATCGGATAATCACCTATTGAATTGATACAATTTTCTAAAAGATTGTAGTAAGAGACGTCAACGGTATTTGACAAAATTAAAACTGTCATTCATTATTTTAATCACTGATTTCGTCTCTTCAAGGTGTATATGCTATTACCGCTACTTAAATGATGTTCATCTGTCATGAAATGTATTTTATCTTCACCAATAATTTTAGCTAACGGTGTATACAACCCGTGCATATCCATTAAACCATATCTTGGGGGATTATTACATAAATCTATACTTGCATTCTTCAACTCATTTAAAAGACTAAAGGGTAAAAAATAAAAGCAATCATTTACAAATTTGTAGTTATCCCAATGGTCTTTTTCTTTACATAAAAAGTTAAATTTGGTTAAATCAAACTTTAAAGATTTTAAACTTAAAAGATCAAAGTGTATATCAAATCTTGTAATTAAAAGATAGTCTAACTGTTCATCTTCTAATAGTTCTAAACTTTTTATAAATGTAAGTATTTGATGAGATGATACAAAATCTAAAAACAAATGTTTTTTGGGCTTATAAAACTCTAAAATGTTTTGCGATTCAGATGAATTATATGTTGTAGTATACGCTGTAACTTCCATTACCCTAGACATAGATTGTTTTAAAACATCAGTATAGTTCTCTTTACAATCTAAGTATGATCTACTTATTGGCCATCTTTGATTACCTATTAAATGGCTTATACCTACTAAACTAATTCCTAATTTCATTTTTAAGCTTCTTTACAATATCTAAAACTTCATCTTTAGTTACAGGGGGTGGCATATTAGGGTAATGTCCGTGTTTCTTTTTATAAATTTCTCTACCACCGTAAACATTCTTTTGCCATTGTTCAGATTTATTTGCAATAGATGAATTATCGATAGCACCAGGAGCTTCTGTCAACAATTTATCACTGTCTGCAATATCTGCAAAATACCAAAACGGTGGGTGATAACCTGCTTTTATAATACGGTATGTATGATCAACATGCTCCCAAGCATTATAAAACTCTTCATCTATATAACCAACCTTTTCTAAAACCTCTCTTGTGAAAAATGAAAACATTGCAACGGTATGTTCATATAAAGCAACTTTTATATCATTACCATAATCAATAATAAGTCTAGGATTAGGTTCACTATGCTGATCTAACATATGTCTATTATGTAAATCAAAAGCTATGTTTTGTTTACGATTAAAAGGAGATCCTGGCCCGTAATTAAAATGATGTATTCCAGATTTTTTATATGTTTCAATGTACTTATCGAACACGTTTTCATCTTTTAAAAGCATATCATCTTCAATAATAAAGATATAATCGCAACCTTCACCATAAAGATGTTTCATTGCTTTGTTCTTAGATTTACCTACTCCTAAATTTTGTTCATTTTGAATCCAAACTCCAGGATTTTTTAAATCGAGTTTATTTTTTACATCACCGTCATTAACAACAACCAAACTACTTAATTTACTAATAGGTATGGTCTTTAACAGTGCTAACAAATAATCGTTTCTATTACAAGTAATGATGCCTACACCTATCTTTGCCATAAGATTATATATTAAATAATTGATATATGTCAACAGCTTCAGTGAATTACTTCCAGCTCCCTTTTACAGGCGATGTAAAGAATGGAGATTTTTTTGTAATCGAGGATGTAACACAAACAAAGAAGATAGATTATAAAAATTTACAAATAGGTTTAGATAACGTAACTTTTGCATCAACAATTTCTAGTCAAACTACTGATATAGTAGGTCTATCATCTAGTATAACATCTTTATCAGCACAAATTTTACAACAAGCTCAATACATTTTAAACTTAGGTAATATAAATGCTAATAATTCTATACAAAAGTTTATTAACCTTGTGTTTCCAGTAGGATCCTTTATGTTTACAGAGTCTAATAATTCACCAAATAACTTTGTTGTAGGGACGAATTGGTTAAACGTTTCACAAGGATTATTTTTAGCAGGTGTAGGTTCTGGTGTCGATAAAAATGGTAATGGTTTTACAGTTAGCCCGCAATTAGCTAATTCCAATTTTCAAGCCGGTGAATATAATAGCACTTTAACTGTTTCTGAATTACCAAGTCACAATCATACATTTGCACCATTTGAAGGCACTACTACATCAACAGCTGGTATTTACGTTGAAAGTGGTCCAGGGCCTGGTAGCCCATCCGCTCCTTTTACATCGACTTCAACAGGTAATAATATACCTCATAACAATATTCCTCCAGTATATGGTTTATATGTTTGGTTGAGAATATCATAATAAATACAAATATGTCTAATCACGGAATAAGCTTTTCTCAATTACCAGAAGCTGGCGAAGTAAAACAAAACGATTTTTTTGTTTTAGGTACATCAACTGGAGTCAAGTCTATTGAATTCAAAGATATAATATTTGGATTAGATAATTTTACATTTGCTCAAAACGTTTCTGCTGAATCAACAAACATAGCTACTATATCATCAAATACAGATAGCTTATCAGGTGAGTTATATGATTTTGTAAAATTTGTAGAACAATTATATGGTACAACTATTGCATCTGCATCAGCTAACGCACTTAATGCAATTTACCCTATAGGTTCTGTATTGTTTACTTTATCTAGTGTAAACCCTTCAACTTATATTCCTAATACTTCTTGGGATCCAATAGCTCAAGGGCTTTTTGTAGCTGGTGTAGGCTCTGGAGTAGATAAAAATGGTAACGGTTTTGTAGTTGGTGAAGGTACAGCTCCAGTTAACTTTAATACCGGTGAATATAGACATGTATTAACTATAGATGAATTACCTGCACATACGCACGTTTTTAATCCCCCGCAAGGATATTATGCTGCTAATGCTGGTCCGTTTACAGAAAGTGCAGCAACAAAAGGCTCTAAACTAGCAACGCTTCAGTCAACTTACACTGGTAAAAACGTAGCTCATAACAATATACCACCGTTTTATGGAATGTATATGTGGACTAGAATAGGATAAAATATGAAACTAGGAATTTTAAATCTACCTCAAACTTTTGATATAACAAATGATGATTCGTTTATCGTTCAGACGAAAAATACCACATCACCGGAAGGGGTAACTGAACAGATTGTTTTAAGAGATCTTTCTTTCGGTTATGATAATGCTACGTTTGCGAATACACTTTCAACTAATTCCACTAACACTCAATTTTTATCTACTACATTAACAAATTTATCGAGCGATTCAATATCTCTATTTAAAACTTTAAGCACGTATGCAGTTTCTATTATAAACGATTCGTTTAATTTTTATAAGTACGAATTTTACCCTGTTAATAGTATACGTTTCACTACAACGTTTGTTAACCCTACAGTTTATTTACCAGGTACTCAATGGATATTAGTTGCTCAAGGAAGTTATATAGCTGGAGTTGGTAACACTTATAGTAACGGGGCTCCATATAATTCAGGCGATGTAAATGGTGATCAAGTAACTATTTACCCGGGTAATTCAGCAACTAATACAACAGTTGGTAACTTTGATTTAGGTGAATATAGCCATCAATTAACTGTTGAAGAGCTTGCTGCTCACACACACGATGGAAGCTTTTTCGGTGAAACTAACGCAAGTATCGCTGGTATATACACTGAAAGCCAATTAGGACCTGCTCAAGTAGGATTAGAGCCAATTACTACAGATGCAACTGGATTAAGTGCATATCACAACAATATGCCTCCAATGTATGGTTTATACGTTTGGAAAAGAGTAAGTTAAAGCTTCAATCTACCGCCGGACTTTTTAACAAAGTCTTTAATTTGAGCGATTTCTTTAGAATACATATCTTCTTTTTCTTTTGTTTCTTTCTGCACTCTAAGTAGCTTTTCCATCTCATCTAAGTTTTGAGGATTAAATAAATTGTCTGGTGATGAGACATCACCGCCAATTAAGTCGCCGTCAACGTCAAGATAGAACTTAATCATCTCAATTCTTTCTTGCGGATTACCAAATATTTCTATAATACCCGGAGAGTCATCTGCAGGAAAGAAAGGTGTTCTTCCTAAAGCTTCTCTATATTGTCTATGTAGACTCTTAAACAAAGCATCTATTTCTTTTATATAGATTTCATCGGTTTCTCTCTTTCCATTCTCTTCTATCTTTACAGGAGCTACCTTTGTAATAGGCAAGAGAAAGATAATATCTAAATGTTTAAAACTCTCTTTTACAATAGGAATACATTTTGTAATAAACTTATCATCTATCTTTCCAACTTTCTTTTCACAACACCAAAGTGAATAAACAAGATTATCTAATGGACATCTATCGAATAAAACTTTATCAGTCTTCTTATACTTTTGCAATTCTTCAACCATTAGGTTAAGAATCTTCCACTGAGAGTTTTTAGTAGCGTTTTTACTATGAGGTAGCTTTTGTTCAGCTATAAGATCTCTATAAGTCTTACTCTCTGTCTTATACGCAGGCCAAGTCTTTAAAAAATCGTTAATTAATGTAGTTTTACCTTGATTGGAGGTACCGGAAATTGCAATACGCATTAAACTACTTAGATTAATGCTTTATTATTTCAAGGTGCTTTTTTAATATCAGCTACTAATGCATCAAATGCTTTACCCATTTGAGATGAAAATAGTTTAGCACTGTTTGGCGAAACACCTTTTACGTTAATACCTAATTTTGACATATCATCAAACATCTCTTTTGTTAAATTATCAATCTTCTTCAATGCTGTTTTCTTATAGCTTTCTACTTTAGCAATATCACCTTGAACACTGCCTAGCTTTTTTTGCTGTTGTGCTGCTTCAACTCCTGCAATATCGCCTTTAGCACCAGCAACTGCACCTTTAACTGCACCTGTTGCTTGTTGGCCTAATCCTTTAACCGCACCAACAGCCTGTGCACCTCTAGCCTTTAAAGTATCAAACATACCTTCAGATATAATTTCTAGGTTTGCTGGCTTTTGCTTATAGGTTTCGAAGATTTGATGCGAGTCTTTGTTCATAATATTATTTATATCCATAAATATGAATATGTATAGATTTATAATAGTTTTTTGTCTATTTTTAACTGGTTGTTCTATGGTACCTGGTTTAAAAATGCCAGAATCATGGAAAACTTTAGGTAAAACTCCTGATAAAGCTATAGCTGGGGGACGAGCAACAAATGAAGCATTAGGTCAGGTTGCCGATGCTGATAAAAAACTACAAGAGGCTAGACTGAAAATGGAGCAAGAATATGAGGCTTTTCGCAAAGAATTGCAGGCAGCTTATAAAAAGAGAGAAGAAATAGATTTTGCTAATTTTGCCGAAATAAGTAAAATTAATTACGGTATATATTATGTAACAGATAACGATAAGAAAGGTAAAGATATGGACTTTTTAATTGCTCATTTAAGAGCTAAAGAAAATATGTCACGTTTGGATCAATTACCTGAAGAAACGAGACTATCTATTAGAGCGGAAGTTGATGGAGATAGGAAGAAAACTATGGACGATGTGTTGAAGAAATATGAGCAAAAGGTAAAAGAAGGCCTTTTAGCTGCTGCAGCATATGAAGAAGCTACTAAACAAATCGAACAAAAAGAAGAAGAAAAGCGTAAGCTTAGAGAAGAAAACAAATTATCTCTCGAACGTTTAGAGGCTCAAAAACAGGCAGATTTAGAACGTATTAAAAAAGAAACAGAAGCTAAAATTGCATCCGCTAAAGAAGAACAACGTATGGAAATGTTAGGTTGGATAGTTAAAGCTTTAGGTATAGTGGGTATACTTCAATTAGTAGGTGGGTTATTATTAAAGAGCCCTACATTTATTATAGCAGGTATCTTTACTTTAGGTATGGCATATATAACCGTTATGGTGCCATTCTGGATAGTAGCCGTATCAATGGGTGTTATAATACTTGCAATGGTGGTAGTTAACCCTAAGACCGGTAAATGCGATTTATTTAAAAAATTACCACCTCCAGATCAAAAAACATTTTAACTTAAATCAAGTAAGTATTGAAGATGGTTTAATTCACCTTCAATTTCATCAATTATATTAATTAAGTCTTTATCGGCTTCAGTAGTTAGTTCACTTCTAAGATAGTTAATTAAAGCTCTTTTTTTATTAGCTATAAATTTTTTTATATCTGTATCTTTAGTAAGAGAATCTATTTCAATATTGTATATATTGTTTTGTAGTGTTTTACCGTACTTACCGTAATATACTTCAATAAATGTATCGAATAGTTCGTCAAGATTTTCATAAGTTTTACCTAATGCTTTATGCTGAGCGTATGAAAAGGTTTGCCAATGAAATACTTTAAGTTGAGATAAGAATGATAGAAACACTACAATTTTCATAACAATATTTATTACACTCGTAATGCCAAATCCCAGATTTGTAAATGTAAACGATTTGAGAATTTAAATCCATACTTCTTACAAATGTCCGCTACAGCTGGTCCTATTTCAATGAGTTCTTTACGTGAGCCGCACATAGGCATAATCCAAATTAAATCTGTTGGTAAATTGATATCTGGGTTATTGACATACTTTTCTAAAACTTCTTCTAGATCTGATTCTTGTTTTGCTACAAACTTAAAACAAGCACCGGAGTTTACTAAATACTTTAATACCTCTGGCTTATAACGTTTTTCAACTGCATCACCGTTATTAGATAATTTAGGCGACGTCGTAAATGTACACACCCATTTAGCACTATATTCCCATTCTTCATCAGGCATGATAGTAGCGTTTGTTTCAAAGTCTATATAGAGTGTAGGTTTCTTTAATTCCGAAACTGAAACTTCTGTAGAGTAATCATCAAATCCCCATCTCTCATGGATAAACTTTACAAACTCAAGTAGATTTTTTTGTTGAATAAATGGCTCACCACCAGTTATCTTTAGTAAGGCTCCTTTACGAAGTTGTTCATGATAACCTTTTTTTTCAAAATATTGAGCTATTTCTTCAAAGGTCATTTTATTCTTCTTAGACCAACTCACGTAACTATCACAACCAAAAGGTGCATCTTCACTCTTAAACCCAATGCAAGTAAGATTGCACATAGACAATCTCATAAACACTGAAGGCCAACCGATATACTTACCTTCACCTTCTAAAGTATAAAAAACAAAGTCATCACTGAGATATAGAGTTTTTTCCATATCGAATTATATATTAAATATATACGATGTCCAATAAAAAATTCCGTAAAGGAAAGAAAAACGACAATGCTAGTTATAAGGAAATTGAAGAATTAGAAAAGTCATTTAAGACTAAAAAATGGGAATATGATTTCGATGTAACTAATAAGTTTACATTTAATGTAATACAAAATCAATTCCTAGATGTTATCTTAAAAGATGATTCTTACGCAGCCATTATAGATGGTCCAGCTGGTTCAGCTAAAACATATTTAGCTGTAATGGCCGCATTAAAACTACTTTCAACTAGACGATTAGATCAAATCGTTTATGTTAGAAGCGTGGTAGAAAGTGCTAGTAAAAGTATAGGTTCATTACCTGGAGAAATAGATGAGAAATTCTCTCCATGGGCAATGCCATTGCATGATAAACTAGAGGAGCTTATTTCTCCCGCTGTAATTAAAAACTTAGTAAGTAGCAATGTTATTAAATGCATACCTGTTAATTTCTTAAGAGGTTTGACATTTAGAGATAGTTTTGTTATAGTAGATGAAGCTCAAAATTTAACTCTTTCTGAGTTAACCACGATTTTGACCCGATTCGGTCACAACTCTAAATACGCTATACTTGGAGACTCATTTCAAGCTGATATCGGTAAATCATCAGGCTTTAATAAGATATTGAACGCGTTCGGTACAGATGATTGTAAAGAAAAAGGTATTTTCACTTTCAAATTTACAGAAAGTGAAATAGTTAGAAGTCAGATCTTAAGATTTATTGTCAGTAAGCTTAAGAGTATTAGCTAATTCCTTAATAGCCTCCTCATAACTAACTATTCTAGTCTTATGAGGAGGGTTAAAAACTTTCTTAGTCTGTTGAGGTACTACGCCGTCAATAGCTTTTTGCATTTTTTCGTTTACTGAGCGTTCTAACTCAACAGACTTAGGATCTTTTTCAATAAAAGACTTTGGGGTAATATTGGGTAAAACCACATTCATAACGTTTGGTTTACCTGCAATATAATTACCGTATATGTCTTTTAACTTCATAAATTTATTTATTACCCCAAGAGGTTCCTTTAAATAAGTCCTTGTAAGTATTCTTGGTTTTTGTTTGATAAAGCGGTGGGTATAAAGGTTGTGTGGGAGGCGGGGGTGGTTGCGGTTGTGGTGTAGACGATGGTTCTGGTGATGATGATGAGTTTTTAACCTCTACCGGCGACTCATCATTACTGAGTGGTTTATAATCTAGTTTAGATTCTTGTTCTGAAACATACTTTTGCATGTAAGAACGTTCATATGTTGCAGAGTTAAGTTCATGTTCCCAAACTTCCACTTTATCTACCCAGCATCTATTATTTGTTTTTTCAGCAATAAACTTATTTGCAATACCAAAACAATGCTCAGCAAACTTTTCTATACCAACACCGTCTGGAAAAATACGTAAGTCTATAATTCCTTTTTCATGAAGCATTTCAAATACAGAACGTTGTGGATCTTTACCCCAAATAACAGTTGTATGATCAAACGTTTGTTCTAAGAGTGTCTTTAACTCTTTAAGTGCACCAAAATCTACCACCCAGTTATTACGATCTAATTTATCGCATGAAAACCAAAACTTTGCTTGTAATCTATAACCGTGTAGAAATTTGCAATGACTATCTGCATATGGTTGACGAAATGCACAAGAACCGAGAGGAATTACTTTAGTTGAGGTAAACTTAGCTGTATATATCATCTGGGTATTATGTAATATCCCAGTGTATTTTCAACTACTATTTGTTAAAATTTTAACTCGGTTTGTTTAGGTTGTTTTGTTGCTTTAGGCTTCGGTTTTGATTTAGCCTTACTTGATACCCCTTTTGCTTGATTTTGATCGTAGAATTTAGTATTTCTATCAAACGATGTGTTTAGCTTAGAGGCATCTAAAATGTAATAATCTTTACCTTCAGAGAACTGAAACGGGGCACTAACACTTGCATATATTTCACCTGGAGTGCCTCTTTTAGCACCGGATTGTACGAATTTATCTTTAAAGCTAGTTAAACCGGTTTTGTTAGTAAATGCAGATGGCTTAAAGTTAAACTTAATAAGTTTATTAGCATCATCTCTGCTAATAATATCAACGTTATTTACAGATACCGGTAAGCTAGATTTATATATAACTGGTAATTTTTTAGTAGCTATTTTTGAATTTACAGCATACGCTTTTTTGTTTTCATCATATGCGTATTTCAAACCTGAAAACATCAACTGGGGAATTGTATTTGTAGGTGAGCTGTAAAAGTAAACATCAACCGTATTGTTACCTTGACTTTTATCGTCAGATCTAAAAAGTGTAACTTGACTTACACCAATCTCATTTAGTAAGCTTGCTAAAGCTTCACTTTCCGGTTTCAAAAGAAACTGCGTACCTTTAGCAAATTTTTTTTCATTTTCAATATTAAAAATTAAATTGCTTTCATTAAAACTACCAGTGGGTTGTTCAACTTCAGGTGTAACCTCAGGTACAATTTCAGATTCAATTTCACCTTTTAAATCTGGGTCAGCTCTAACTAAACTAACAACATTTTGCACACCAGTTTCTTTTTGTTCTGTAGCCATTTGTTGCTTCTCTTTTTCATACTGTTGCTGCATATCCATACCCTGCAATATGTAGTAAAGTTTAATTTTCTCTTCACGAGACATTGAACGAACAATTCTTAAAGCTTTTTCTCTATTTTTAGCTCTTTGTTTGTCAATTCTAGGTTTTATCTTTAAAGGAAATTCCAACTGCTCACCTTCAGGTTGCGTACGTTTTACTTGTTTTTTAGGTTCTTTTTTAGGTTCTTCTTTTTTAAGAAAATCAAATATACCTTCATTTACTCTATCTAAAAATGATTCTTTTTTTACAACCGAACTAGAATATTGATTTAGTGCGTCAATTATTCCCTCATCATTCAAATTTACTCTTCTAAATCCTTTTTTGCCTAACGATAAAGCTTTAATGGTGTTTTTATCGTAAAGGCGTTCTAGTAAAGTATTACCTATATCTTCAAGTTTGCTTAAATCTCCTTCACCTATCTGTCTAAAGGTTCTTGCTCCTTGTTCTATATTTTTAATTGTACTTCCAATAGTCTTTAAAACATTACCAACATACTCTAAAGTTACTTCAGATTTTTCTTGGGGTTTTTCACTTAACATATAACCTTCATATGATTTAGAAGAATCTACTGGATCAGTTTTTAACCTAAACTTTTTTAACTTTTGCTCGTGCTCTTTAAAGATAGCTTCTAATTTAAACGAACTCATGATATTATTTATTGATTTCCTTAGGAAATGTACTATCATATACATATGAAATGTGAACGTGTGAAACATCCTACTATACCAACAGCTAATAGCAATTTACCAAGAACAGAAGAAGAGAAGCAGCAGATCATAGAAAACGCTACTACAGCATATGAAGCTTTTCTCGACGCTTTATGTATTGATTGGCGTAATGATCCTAACAGTGACGGTACTCCTCGTAGAGTAGCTAAAGCTTATGTTAGAGATATAGCTTCAGGATGCTATGACCAACCACCGAAGATTACCTCGTTTCCTGCAGATGGTTATGATGGTATGGTGTTTCAAGGTGGTATACCAGTTAAGTCATTATGCAGCCATCACCATCTTGCCTTTACTGGTGTAGCTCATGTAGCGTATATTCCAAGTCTTAAAGGCAGAGTTATCGGTCTTTCTAAATTAAACCGTATTGTTGAGTTTTATGCAAGACGTCCGCAGATTCAAGAAGGATTGACCATGCAGATTCATCAGGCTGTTTCCGAAGTTTGTGAAATGAATTTAGGTGTTGCAGTTATGGTAAGTGCAACTCATACTTGTGCTTGCAATAGAGGTGTACGACATGACGGTTGTGAGATGAATACATCTAAACTATCTGGTGACTTTTTAAATGATGCAGCTGTAAGAGCTGAATTTTATCAGTTTATTAATCACTGGTCTAGACAGAAGTAGTATTTGTTCCTAAATTATACTCCTTAGTTACATCTATAACACCGCCGTTTTTAACAATAAAGTCTTTACCAATGAGTACTGGTTGCTCATTGGTTCCTCTATCTGATATAGAAAACGGTATATTTTTCCAAAGTTTACCACCAAACTCTATATCAAAAGTAACTACTGGTCGTTTTTCTACTTTACCAGCACCTATATTAATGTCAATATAGTCTTTAACTCTTTTAGTTAAACCTTTACCGCCAACTGTTTTAAAGTTTATCATATCTCCGTACTCTTGAACATCAGTCCCGTGTAGAACATTAAAAGCCCCGTTACCGCTATCAACTTTAGCGTCAACGGGGCCTAGTTCTTTAAAAACTACAGTTTCTACTAAACCTAATGCTCTTTCAAAAAATAATTGGTATGATAACACCCAATTATTTATTAAGCTACCTTAGCGCCTTTCAGTTCTTTCTTGCGTTCTTGAATCTGCTTTCTCAAGGTACGGGTAAGCTTACCAATTTCCAAGAGAGCTTTACGAGCTCTAGCTGCAGCAGAGCTATTGTTCTTTTCTGTAAACTTTACAATCTCTTCCTGAAATGTTGCAAAGTTGGTCTGTAATGAAGTAATGTTTTCGTTCATACAATATGATATTATTGTAAATATATAAATCAACTAACGCATTTAACTGTTTTTATTTCCACTGCACTCTACCTGGGCCTTTTTTTCTATGCATTTTATGTTTAATAGTTTTACACTGAGCATGAGAAGGTCTACAAACCGGATACTTACCACCTTTACTTTTTGAAGAACATGGTCCTCCAGTTCGACAATTTATCCATCCTCTGAACTTTTTACCAGTTCTTTTATCTTTGTGAGATTTAAACCAATCTCTCAAAGACTCGTTAAAAAACTCTACAAATTTAACCATTACTTTTTCTTTTTAAAAGCTTTACCTTTGCGACACTTTACTAGAGCGCCGGATGCATATGCGCTAGGCCATACTTTATATCTTGCCTTCACGGCGTAATAACAACGATCTTTTTTTTCAGTCAACATCCATCTTTCAAAATAATTTAAAAATGATTCTTGCCCTTCCTTTTTAAGATACTTCTTAATTTGTTTCTTAGTCATTTCTTTGGCAGCTTTTTTAGCTGCTCCAGAAACTCCCTTTTGACCCTTTTTAGCACCCATTACTGCACCAAAGAATCTTTTTTGTTTTTCTGTTGTTGATGGCATAAAATTATTTAGTTACCAATTTTTGCAGCTATAATATTTAGCTGTGCCAGGTTTTGCTGTAGAACATTTATGGCGTGCTCTAAACGATTTACGACGTTTTGGATTGGATTTCTTAATACGTAAATTCGGATCACCGTAGTGTATTCTTTTTAGTTTACCATCTACTCTTGCACATCTCATATACTTTTTATCTGATCTGGTAGATGATTGTTGACCGGTTACCTTGGTACATCTCTTACCTTTCTTTTCTTCTATAATGGTAAATTCGTTTAGTAATTGTTCTACCAATGTATCAAATCTCATACAATTATTTATAAATAATAACATGAGAATTACCGGTGCTGATAAAAATGAAATCTTTAGTAAGTATATGCAATTGAACGAGGATGTTGGTCTCGGACCAAACGTTAATGGTAGGGGTATGATGAAAGTAACTACTATCGGTGATAGTGATTCAGCTGCAGCAGTTCAAAGAAGACCATCAGCAGCAGCTGCCGGGTCTGGTAATTTATCAGTAGGCGGTGTTCAGAAGAATGTAGGTCCTGGTGCGGAAAACAATGAAGAAGAAGCTTGCGGTCCTGATGCAGTAGATATGGCAAAACGTCAGCTATTAAACATAGCTAATAGATCTATCGAATTATTTGAAAATCTACATAACGGTGGTAAATTAGAACCTTGGGTAGCTTCTAAAATAACTTTAGCAGAAGATTACATTATAACATCAAGCGATTATGTAGCTTTCGATGATAATAAGAAAATGCCGCCTGTAACTGGAATGGTTGATATAGAAACCGAAGAGTTTCCTAACTAAATTAATTTCTTATTAAACAAATTATAAACATCGGGCTTAAACTTACCGTATAAGTCAGTTATTATTTGTTTCCTTTGATTATCGTTAGAGCGCTTATAGAGATCTCTTATTTCGCTTGCGCTTTTAACATCGCCATCACTTAATTTAAACTTTACCGTGGGTATAGTCATTATATAACCATGTTTTTCGATAGGTTCTAACTTATCTTTACTTACAAATCTTTGGAAATACGTAGGTGAACCATCTTTTTTAACTCCAAATTTAAATCTTGGATTAGGACCTTTCATATCTTTTTCACCTACTACAAATATAATTCTTGCTGATGATTTATCGTACTTGTTTAATAGTTCAGGAGCTTTATAAGGTTGTGCTGTTTTTACTACATCCTGTGGATGAATTCCACTTGAAACTATCATCTGTAGTTTATCATCAAAAGTGAACGGAGACGTATCCTTATCGGTAGCATCAGACGTGGCTATAAAAACTTGAGCTTCCGGAAACAATTGTTTAAGTTTGTTATAAACTGCAGCATGACCTAAATGAAAAGGTTGAAATCTTCCCGGATATACAACGATTAATTTTTGTGATTCTGGTCTGAATGTACCCACTGCCATGTCAACCATTTCACCAAACGTCGCTGGCTTCGGTACAAGTGTTCTACCCTCTACACCCCAACCCGGGTATGCATAAACACTATTTGGTGTGTTCTGACCGCCTTGATCTAAGTAAGGTGAATCAAAATTTTCATCTTCTTCACCTTCTTCTGGAGATTTTTTAAACGGTGTTTGTAGACCTGATAGTATAAAGCTACCGGTAATTTTTACCGGTGTAGGAGATATTCTTGTGTCTCTTAAAACTACACCTTCATGTTTATCAGCTGAACCCATATCAGTATCTGAATGTCTTAAAATTTCATCACCTAACAATCTTGTCGCGTGATATAAGACTGCTCCATCTACTACGTCATCAAAATCTTTTTTATCTTTAACAAAATTTTCTAGAGGTGTACCGTTTAAGATATTAATGTAGTTCTGTTTAAGCATTGCACTTACACTTCTACCGTCAGATAGGGTAACCTGTTTATTGAAAGGATTGCTTGCAGAATTTAAAAATTCAATTAATGGTTTAGTAATTTTTTGTCCTTGAGCTATTACGGTAAATGGGATATTTAAAATTTTATCAAACGACGGTAACTTCTTTAAATTCACTCCAACTTCACCGTAAACTTTAAAGTTTTGATTCTTAGCAACTTTATTAACTTCTTCGATGAGAGAAGCTAATGCTTGTTTATCATATGGAATTTCTACACTGTCGCGTCTCTTAGGTGTAGCTTGTACAAATTTATTAACTCCGTGAATAGCTAAAAAGTCGTGGTCATATGCTAGTACGTTGGTTTGTCCTTGTACAAACTCTGTGTTTAAAAATATATTAGAATTCTGAAGCATTCCTAATTGCTGCAATTGTTTAAGAATGTTAGGTAAAGCTTCGTTGAAAATTGTTAATGTTTTTTCTCCTGCAGCTACCATTCCATGACCTGCACCGAATCTAGACTCTAAATCATTTAAAGTTATACCTTCAACGTCTAAAGGTTTCATTGAACCTCTATCTAATGCAAATTGAAGTATGTTATCTTTACGCACCACTTTGAGGCTAACGTTTAGGCCGTCAATCTTTAAAGTACCTTTAGAAGTTTTTAAAGAATTAGATGCTTTGTTAAAAAAATTAACTAAGTCTTTTCCTGTTTTTATTTCAGGCAGCTCGAAAGGATGTGCCATATGACCAGCTGCTCCACCTTCTAATAAAAAATAAGTTTTGAAATTAAGCATTTGCAAATTCGATTTGATGACCTAAAACGGTATTGTAATCTAAATTATATTTAATGTCTGAAATGTTATATAACTGCTCCACCGTTGTTTCACCATCGAAGTTAAAAGAAATGAACTTAACTTCATTATCTACATCGAATAAAACTAACCTATCAAATTTGTTTTCTACCTGATAACCTAATAACGATATACAACCTATTATTTTACCAACAAATTTTAGTTGTAAATTAGATAGTTCAGGATTTATATTATGTTTTAAAACGTCAAGAATGTCCTGTAATTTTGTAGTTACAAACTGTTTGAGTTTATATCTTTCATCAAGCACACAACCTGCAGCTTTTTGAATAATATCCATAATCATATCAACCTGAACATCCGCAGACGTTTGGTCTAAAACAGCTTTGAAATCTTCTTTGCTGGGTTTAATTTTGTTACCGGTTGGAAGTCTTCCTTGATTCTTTTTTAATTCATACAACAAACCACCCATATAAACATCCCCTTTTCTTATTCCTTTATCTGTCAATTTACCTTTTTCACCATTACCGTAAAAATTTATAAACAATTCACCTTTGCCGGTTTTGTTCATTGTTACATCTGTAGGAGGCTCCGTCGTTACTATATTATGAAAATTTTTGCTTTCTAAAATTTTCGATTTATCAACGTCGTAAGCTAATGAAAGAACAGTTGCAAAATTATTTTTAAATCCCGTACATGAAGTAAATTGATCAAATAGCTGAGCAAACTTTTCATTTTTTAACACATCATCGATTGCAATATCTAAGTCATTATTTAAACCATCAAACAAGTCTATAAACTGTATAGCATTTAAATTATTAAGTTTTTGGATAGTTACGTTTCTACGAACCTGCTTTTCAGGAGCGCCGAAAGAAATTTTTGGTTCGATATCAGTTGTGTAGAAACTTTTGGTTACCGTTCCTACTTTGGTAAACTTATGGTCTGTTAAATCGTAAACGTATAATACTAAATTAGGTGACGTATCACCTGTCATAATTATATTGATGTATTCGGATTACTATCAATATCAATATCAGCTGAGTAAGTTTTCATTATTGTTAGTAATTTATTAATGATTTCATCAGCATTTTTTTCATTAATTTCTGGCAACTGTGAAATTTTATAACGATCATCATCACTGATATTCATGGTAAGAGCTTTCTTAAGCAAATTACCCATGGTTGCAATACCTGCTGGTACATCTGGTGTATTGTTAGTATCTTCTGCTGGTGGTATTGTATCAGCTGGAGATGATCCAGACTCCGGAGGAGGTGGTACGTCCTGTTCTGAAAGAAGCTTAGAATGTTGTTCGATTATTTGAATAAATTTAGACATTTATACCTTTCAATCTTTGAGAAAGTTTATCCATTAGACGAGCATATTCTGCTTTTAAAGCTTGTTGTTTTTGTGGATCTGTTGCTCCAAGTTTACTAGCAACTTGAACTGCTGCTACAGTTTGAGGAGTAACTCCTAGTTGTTTTAATGATTCATCTGAAACATCTGTTACAGTTTCAGCATCCTCTTCTGAGGAATAAACTACCTGTTCTTGTTTTTCTTTTAAAACGTATTTTAAAATGTTGTTAGCCTTTTCAGTAAATAGATCCATAATATTATTTATTAAACTGTTAATAATTTAGTTTTGAATCTGTTAAGATAATCTTTATCTAAAAACGTTAAATCATACTTCTTAGCAAACTTTTTAATTTTCTCTAACGTAAAGGACTTATTATCTTTATTACAACATTGTTGTATACAACCATTTAATATTAAATTCACTTTATCATCTTTAACATCTAAAGCAAATACATCTTCATCAACTACGCATATTTTTATTGGAAGCATTTTTTCTAGCTTGTTAAAAAACTTTATTAAAAACTGTACTAAGGTTTCTTCATCGTAATAGTAAGTTAAATCGCATGGTTGTATAAATTTAGAGTTAAACACGAGTAGCGGTTTACCTGCATATTCCTGTAATAAAGTTTCACTTATATCATGTATTAAACTATGGTAAAATATCTTTGTAACATCCTTACTGGTTATTTTATCTTCAATTAAATTATACGAACGAAGCAAATTTGCAATATTAAGCTGGTACTTTTCTGCAAAAAGTGTATTAAAACTTAATACAGTAATATTGTGTTGCTCAAGTTCCAGTTTCATTTATAATGTTATAGCTGTGTTCCTAGGATTTGACTTTAAATCTAGGCAATCTGCAGTTTATTATACCATTATAAAATGATTCTTCCAGCAAAACGTTGTTATCAAATTGCATTTTAGCTTCGAAATAGGCGAGTTCAGCCTTGGACTGACAAAAACGTAAAATTTCAAATTTGAAGTTATCTTTACCTAAATCTTGTAAATCTTGATTGACATCATTTGAGGATGATGTATACGTTCTCCAATCCGTTTCTATATCAAAATGTCTTTTATTTTTCTTTCCTTTTAAAGGCTTTAATTTTTTAACAGACTTAATTTGTTTTTTACCAATATACTTCTTACCGTTTACTAAATTAGTAATCATATAAATGAAACCATATGGTAGATTATTTTCATCTACTGGTAATGATGTTGTCCAATGGCCTAAATTCATTTCTTTTTCTTTTTACGCTTATTTCTTCTCTTGATTACTCCGAATATTGATTTAGGAAGTCTGAAATCTCCAGGCGCATAGGTATCAGTACCAGTAGTACCTGATGCTGTACCTGTTGTATACATCGTTGGTGAATTACCTAATGCACCGCCTGATCCTGCAGTATTACCTGAGGTAGATACGTAATTAGGACCCATTTCTCTCAAAATTCTTAAAAAAATATGTTTATACATGGTTGATTTCTGTAAAAATATATTTATAATAAAACAGAGAGAGGGAGAAGGAGTAGAGTAACAAAATGCAATTATTAGAACAATATCAGAAAGAAATCGAAGAAGATCTCAGAATTGACGAATTCACTATTAAAGAGGCATCCCTTAGATCCCCTGGTCGTAAGCATTTCTGGGTTTGTAGACTAATTACTCATAAGAAAAATCTCCTTAAACTTGAGCAAGAAAAAGAGAAACTTAAGAAAAAGATAATTTTAGAAGTACAACATCAATCCCCAGTTAAGTTATCTAATATTACTGTAGATAAAGCCTCTGAAGATAGCGAGTTAATTAAAAATATACAAAATCAGATTAACGATGAAAAATTAATCGTAGAGTTTTTAGAAAAAACAGAGAAAATTTTCACATCATTAACTTACGATATTAAAAATATCATAGATGTAATGAAGCTTGAAACTTTATAGTTATCGCATACATACATGTATGATAACGTTCGAATATTTTCCAAATAGAAAGCTTTGTAGAATATTCGGAGATAATTTTGATACTATAAGAGAGCATTTTAGTATTAAAAATGCAAATGCATTTTTTATAAAACGAATGACTGGAGGATTTGCACCGGATAGAATATATGCAATAACTCCAACAGGTCTTTTTGAGCCAGGACTATTTCAATCAATTCTTAGATATATAAAAGCCTCATTACCTAATGAAGAGATAATTATTGATGATAAAGTGAAAGCGGTTATAAAGCCAGACTTAACAGGGTGTGAAATTTATAACAATCTTAGCTTACCTTTACGGGACTATCAAATTGATATTGTGAATCACGCCGTTAAAAGAGGTAGGGGTATTATTACTTTGGGTACTGGAGGTGGTAAAACTTTAACTATAGCAAGTTTATTATCTTCAATCTTTCTTTTTAAGAATAAGCAAATGAAATGTTTGCTTATAGTACCAGATCTATCTCTTGTTAAACAAACGTACGATGACTTTATACAGTATAATGTTCCTTTTAAAATTACAAAGTGGACTGGTAGCATCACCCCAGACTTAACTAGTAATGTTGTGATAGTTAATATGGGTGTTTTACAAAGTAGATATAAAGAAGAACAATGGATTACTGATGTAGATGCTTTGATTATTGATGAGTGTCACAAATTAAAAAAGGGGAATAAAATTAATAAAATTATTAGTTCCGTTAAAACCCATTACAAATTCGGCTTAACAGGAACACTTCCTGACAATAAAATCGATGAATGGAACATTGTAGGAAAAATAGGAGATGTTTGTTATGTAAAAAATAGCTACGAGTTAAGACTGGAAAGTTACTTAACAAATGCTGAAATTAAAATACTCCACATAACTTACAAAGACAAAGTTGTCAATAATGCACTCAATAATTCATTTAGAAATGAGTTGGACTTTATATATAACAACAATTATCGAAATAATATTATTAAGTCTGTAAGTGAAAGATTTAATAATAACATTCTCATACTAGTAAATCATATTGCGCATGGTGAAGCCTTATACAAGTATATATCTAGCAACCTTAATGGTAGGTCTGTACATTTTATAAGAGGAGAGGTTGAGGTAGACGAAAGAGCTCGTGTTATAAAAGAGATGGAAAACAATAATAATGTAGTATGCGTTGCAATAAGTGCTATATTCTCCACTGGTATTAATATTAAAAATCTTCATATGATAGTATTTGCGTCAGGCGGCAAAAGTTTTATACGTACTATACAATCTATCGGCAGAGGCCTACGTTTGAATAAAAATAAAGACAAGCTGATTATTATCGATATAGCTGATAATTTGAAATACAGTTCAGCTCACGCCGTAAGACGTCAAGAAATTTATAATCAGGAAAAAATACAATATAAAATAAGCGATATAGTTGAATAAAGTAATTTGTATTATATATTCTACATAATGGCTAAACGAGGACCCAAACCTAAGAAGACTGAATATTATATTGACCCGGTAATTTTTAAGCAGCAGCTAGTCGAGTACTATAAAGATAGTCAAAAGAATGAGAAGGTAATTGCTGAGTCAATTAATAAGATTGCTCACGGGTTAAGTTTTTCATCCAACTTTATTAACTATACATATAAGGATGAGATGATAGGTGACGCCATAGTCAAAATGTACACTGCAGTAAAAAATAAAAAGTTTAATGTTGACTCAGAGTATAATCCTTTTTCGTACTTTACTACCATAGCATTTCACGCGTTTATTAATAGAATTAAAAAAGAGAAAAAGCATACAGAAGCTTTAAACGAATATAAGAGTAGATTCTACGAACAAGAGATGATGGAAAGTTCTGATGCTAATATTTACATAAAGCCTGATACGAGTGAATCAGATGATCTTTCTTACGACAGTCAGTAAGTTGATTAATCTGAATTATTTCATATCATAGGTCATGGGTAAGATAGCTATATTTAGCGATTTACATTTAGGTGTTCATCAAAATAGTGATTTTTGGTTAGATATATCTCATGAGTGGATGAAATGGTTTGTTAATGAGATAGAAAAACAAAACTGTGATGAGATAATTTTTTGCGGTGACTTGGTACATTACCGGGATGAAGTATCCGTTAAAGTACTTCAACATATACATACTATTTTTGATCTTTTAAAAGATTATAAGATCACAATGATTACAGGTAATCACGACTGTTTCTATAAAGAAACATCTGAAATTAATACTCTATCCATTCTTAAAGGTTACAAAAACGTCACTGTGTATGATAACCTAACAACTGTAGTTAAGTGGTCTAAGACTGTATCATTTTGTCCTTGGGGTACAAAACTTAAAGATATAGAACAGTCAGAAATAATTTTCGGTCATTTTGAATTACAGAACTTCAAAATGAATGCGTTTAAAGTTTGTGAAAGCGGTGATGATGCAACAATGTTATCGACGAAAGCGCCGTTAGTATTCACTGGACATTTTCATTTACGTGATGAAAAGAAAATTAACGATACCAATATAATTTACATTGGTAATCCGTATCAAATGGATTTCGGAGATGCATATCAATCTAAAGGATTTTATATTTTAGACACGGAAAGCAACGACTATACTTTTATTGAAAACATCTTTACACCTAAGCATATTAAAGTATATCTTTCTAGCTTGATAGTAGCAACGTTAACTAAAGGTGGAGATATTTTAGATATTTTTCAAAATGCTTTACCTAACAATCTAGTTAAACTGGTGGTTGATCGCAATATTAGTTCAGATCATTTAGATCTGCTAATTGCAAAGATGTCTAGCTTCAAACCTAACGATTTGCATGTAGACTACGATGTTAATTATAATAAGATAAAGGTTACTCAGGATAATGATGTAGATTTATCTGGGGTTGATATCACTAAAGCTAGTGAAGATTTTG